TGTAGATTGCAGAAAATTAGTATTCTGCGGTATTGTTGTTAGAAATGATTCTGTTGTCATTGAAGTACCTCTGTACTATTTATAAAAGAAAAGGGCAGCATTTCTGCTGCCCCGATCTTGTTTCTGCGCTTTGGCGCCTTATGATTACATAAGGTTGCGTACGCGGAAGATACGGTAGTAGTTGTTGGTACGGGCTGTAAGATTGCCGAGACCAGCTGTTGTACCCTGAGCAAATGGGTTAGCAACCATGCCGTAACGTGTCTTGAAGCCGATCTTTGGCTGGAATGTATCCTGACCGATAGCGCGAACCATCTGGAGAGGAACGTATGGGCAGTAGAACAAGCCAGCGTCATAAGGAGATGTACCCTTATAACCAACTAGAACTAGTTCGTCGCCGTTTGAAGAACCGCCGAAGTATGGGTCGATATAGACCTTCACACGGCCGTGCATAACACCAGCGAATGTGTTGCCTGTATCGTCAACTTCTAGGTTAGCCTGAAGAGCAGGTGTGTAGTCAAGAACGCCAGCCATTGCAAGAGCAGAAGCAACGTCAGAAGATAGGATTAGGGTATTACCCTTACCACGACGAGTTGCCTTAGCGATTGCGTTGCATTCACGCTCAATCTGGAATACAAGACCCTTGAACTTTTCAACTGACCAACGGCCGTTTGAGTCTGTGTCAAGGTCGAATGTACCAGAAGTTGTTGTACCGTAAGCAGCACCAACTACAGCCTGTTCGTAGATTGTACGAATGACTTCACGGTTGATTTCAGCTAGGATTTCTGTAGACAGAATGTTTGCAAGTTCTGTCTCAGCATCAAGACCGTGAACAGCCTTAAGATCCTGAGCCAATTCCATTGTGTACTCAGCCTTTAGAGCGCGTGAGCGGGCTGTTACAGTTACCTTCTCAATTGAGAAAGCCATTTCAGCAAACAAGTTGCCAGCAGCATCGCCAAGGGCTTCTGCTCTAGCGGTTGACATACCGTTAGCTGTTGTGAATAGTGAAGAGTCTAGAACGTTTGAAACTGGGTTTGAACCTGTCTGTAGTGAACCACCAACAGTGTCGCCAGCCTTGTTAGAAGATGAGAAGCGAGTGTTAGCTTCGTTGAAGAAAGCTTCTGTACCGTTCTGATTGTCATACTTTGAACGCATAGCGAAGATAAGTCCTGTTGGACCTGTCATTGGCTGAACGCCGCAAACGTCATAAGCAATCAACTTTGGTAGAGAACGACGAACCAAAGAAATAAGAATTGGGTCATAGTTCTGAACATATGTGCCAGTTGCGTTTGTTGGAGCAGATTCGTTAAGCTGACGGCCTTCTTCTGCCATAGCCTTTTCCTGGTTCTCAAGAATGATGGCTGTAACAGCACGACGGTAAGAGTCCTTAATCTTTCCTGCACCTTCGTGGTCCAATACTGGAGACCACTTCTGTTCTAATTGTTCTGTAAGATACATTTAATTTCTCCTTTTGAGATATCTTAGTATTATTTATTGTTTTCCATTACTTAGGAAGTGATTTACCAAGTGCGCGAACGTACTTGTTCATTGGTGTATTTTCCTCAGAAATCATTGTCTGACCTTCTGTACCTGGTACAATTGTATCAAGTTCGGTCTGAGCATTTACTGATGTTGGGAAATAGCTTTCGCGCAATGTCTGAATCTTCTTTGCATATGATGAAGAATCTACAAATTCAACGTTCTCTGAAAGCTGCTTTAGCTTCTCAGCCTGAGTTGCTGTTAGACCTTCAGTCATGGCATACATAACTTCGTTCTTGTTGCTCTCAGATAGAACCTTTGTCAATTCAACATTACGTTCAATTTCTTCATTTAGCTTGGACTCAAGTTCTTCAACCTTGTTACCAAGTTCTTCAACAACTGAAATCTTGTCTTCTGGAATATCAATGTAGTTCTCAGCAAATAGCTGACGTAGGCCAGAAATGAAGTCTTCTGTTAGTTCTGTACGAAGACCGGCTTCGATAGCCACTTCGTTGTCAGACACCCACTGCTCAACCACATAGTTTAGATAGTCATCAACATTAGATGACAACTCTTCCTTGATTGTGTTTACTTCCTCTTCTAGAGTGGCAGCATATGCTTCTTCTAGACGAGCAATTTCAGACTGCATCTTAGCCTTAACAGCAGCTTCGAAAATTGTTACCGCCTTTTGCTTAAATTCCTCTGATAGGTCTTCACCAGCAAATAGAGCCTCTACGTGTTCGTTCATGTCTACTTCGTAGTCATAGTAAGGAACTTCTTCTGCTTCTTCTGAAACAAACTCAAAGTTTTCTTCGATAGCAGCAACGATTTCATCCTCAGAAGCGCCTTCTTCAATCATCTGGTCGATGAAAGCCTGGAGTTCTTCCGTCATTTCGACGTTTTCATCCATTTCTTCTTTCTCTTCCTTTTCATCTTCCTTTTCTTCGTGCTTGGCTTCCTCTAGAACTTCATCTTCAAGTTCTAGGTCTTCTTCCATTACTTCCTTTTGAGGAGGCATTGCTGGAACAGCGCCCTTACGTGAAGGTGAAGCCTGAGATGTGTCCTGCTTCATTGTAGCAGCCTTAGCGCCAACGTTATCGCCTTCGCCTGGCTTCTTTGGTGCATCTGCAACCATTGTAGCGTCATTGCTCATTGGACTTGGCTCAACGCCGCCCTTTGCGCCGCCACCTGGCTTTAGAGTGGCCTTGTTTGGATTTGAAGACTTGGCATCACGATCTGGTGCCGAATCATTAGATTCGTTCATCAAGATTGACTTTGCCACTTCTGTTAATGACTTACCCATATGAGAATACTCCTTTTTCGTATTATTTATAATTCTTTAAAGTTTAGAGATAAAGTTTTCAAAGAGACGTAGTGCTACTGCCTCAATATCATTTTTAGATGCTTCTTTGATTTGCTTTTTAGCCATCTCAAATTGCACTTCTTTCCAACCTGTGTCCGTTAGAACCCATTCTGCATTTTCCATAATACCCTGTACAAAGGCATTTGGAGCAGATGGATCAGCAACGATATCGGCCGCTGTAGCCAAATGAAAATCGTCCTGAACAAGTTGATATCCGTTGTGTGGCTTTAGAGACCCTACGCCTCTGGTTGACACACCCAAACTAGCACCACCGTCTAGTAAACTCTTCACAATCTTTCCGTTAGGAGTATCCATAATCTTGGCTTTACCCATGATATTGTTACCATCTGGATAAAGCTTGGTAATCATGTGTGATACACGATCCAAATTAATAGTAGGCGAGTCTGGATGTCCCAACTCACCAAATGCACGGTTCTTGTTTACGTATTCCTTGTTATAACGCTCTACTTCTTTGTTTAGAACGTCAAATGGATATACACGACCGTTGCGGTTCTTTGTTTCGGCCTGCATGAAGATGCCTTCGATGAACATCTCTTTCTGACCAGTCTTTTCGTTCATTTCCGTTAGAAAATTAACGTGACTTACTTCTTCTTTAATGAGTTTCATAGCCCTAAAGCCTTCCTCTTTCTTAGTGATCTCTGGCGCTTCATCAATGCGCGGTTCATTTTGGACTTACGCTTAATCTTTGCTCTTCTGGCGCCCATCTTTCTACGACGGCGTTCAGCAGGAGACATACGCTGTAACTTACCACCACGCAAAGTCATGCCAGCAACATTAGATACTTTCTTGCGGCGCTGAATTTTACCGCCACGAATACGTGCCTTGATAATTCTGATACGGGCTTCGTCTAGTTTTACTTTTTCTTCTTCGCTCATATAATCAGCAACAGAGTTTAAATAGTCTGCTGCTTTTGTAATCTTTGATTGAGTCCAGGCTTCTAGTTCTTTGTTGCCTTTGATTTTTGCCATGATGCTTTTTGCATCTTTTGTAATAGCATTTAGTTCTGAACGAGCCATAGAACTTTCTTCGCCGCTTTCTACATCATCTTCAACTAGACCTCTTTGCTGTAAATTCCATGATGGCTTATCTAGACCTTGCTCGGTCATCTTAGCAGCACACATCTTCTTGGCTTCTTCTAGCTTCTTAGTCATAATCAATTCAACTGTTTCCTCAAGAATAGAATCAGCAGAAACGAAATCTCTATTTACAATTGAATTGACTAAGTTAATCATGGAAACGGACCCTTCTTATTGAATGCATATGGATCTGCGGTCTGACCAGCATCAAAGTCTTCGTTGTTCTTTCTTAGATCGATGAATAAAGTGAAAGCATCGTTGTTCTTATTGTTATTGATTGACAAGAGAATGTCTCCAGTTGTTGCATCGCTTTCCATAGGAATAATTGCACCGTCACCCATGCTCTGGAAGTCATAATCAAATGAACCAGAACCGATGGTCACGATTTCAGCATTTGATGTGCCTGCCCACTGTATAGTGATATAACTATTGACTTTCGCATTACCAAAGATACGCTTGATTGTTGTTCTGTAACTTGTCTTTGAATCGACATTGGATGACATGATGAAACCATTCGTATTCAACGCAAATGCAAGAGAAGATGCATCTACGAGAGTAGAATTGGCCACAGCGGTGCCATCAGAAAGGAACACATACTTGATTAGTGTCCTTTTATTTCCATCAATAATTCTTTGACCTTTTAATACGTTTGCCATACTACTGCCTTACTGCGAATGATACTATCTTGTTTAACTGTTCTTTGCTCTCATTCATCATCTTAATCATTTTTTGCTTGTTCTTGGTATTAAGGGACTCATAGAGCGAAACAACTTTATTTGCTTCCTTATTATTTAGCACAAAACAATTTCCATTCAGATTGATTTCTGTGGATTCATTTGTCATAGCCTTTGATGCTCTTAAAGATGCTTGTCTTTCTCTTTCCGCTCTTGTGTCTGAACCGACAGTTCTTTCTGGTCTTGTCAGCGTAGCTTTTAGTTGAGTATCTTTTGGCTGAAAATACTTAGGTTCTGTAGAAGAACTTGATCCAGAACTTAAACCTGACAATAAACTAGCCGCTGTACCTGTTCCTGCTGCACCCGCGCCAGCACCTCTTTTGCCACCTTTACCTTTACCCTTATTTAATTTTCCAGATTTATCAAAAGGATTTTTCTTTCTATATTTTTGTGCTGTTAATCTATCAACGGCAGCTTGTCTTCTGTCTTTAACAGCCTGCTTTTCAGCATTTGATACTGCTCTACCTGCTTTCATTTTACGAACTTGATTTAGAACTTTACCACCAATCGTAGCCACGCCTCTAACTAATGGACCAACAAATTCGTCTAACTGTGCTTCTTCATTTATACCAATCTCATTATATGGAATAGAAACATATTTGTCGATAGCTTGTGCATAGTATAGAGCAACTTTTTGGCCGTCTGGAAATACACGAATAGCCTTGCGCTTTAGTAGTAAAACAGATGGTGCTTCTTTCTGAGATGGATATCCTACTCTCTGGACTCTTGGATCGGGTCCCGAATAATAGTCTTTAGCTTCTTTCATCACATTCTGCTTAACTTTCTGATAAACAGGTTGATTAGAAAGAACCTCAGACATAAGAGCATCAAGCAAGTTGAGAAGCATACGCTTTTCCTGTGCAGTCATCTTATCGACCGGCTTATCAAGAGCGCGTTTTAGTGAAGTTAGTTTCTTAGCATCAAATAGACCAGCACGAACAAGAGCGGCTAACTTTTTAGTTTCCGCTTCTTCTTTTTCCGTAATGAGATTGTATTGTTCTCTTAGGTCTTTGATGCTTTTCATGATGTATTATTCCTTTGTCTTACCAAAGTAGTTCTGAGCAATAACAGACTTGCGCTCTTCCAACTTCTCTACAGCCTTTGTAGAAAGAGCATTGGAAAAATGTGTACGCATTTCGTCTAGGTTGTTTGCTAGAACACTATCTAATGCTTTGTTTACTGACATTTTTATCTCCTAAACGTTTAGTATTATATTTATATATCTTGTATCAATTGACAATGGAAAATATTGACTGACCATTCACCGCCATATCTATCACTGTTTATTGCATTTGTCATGACAACATGAGGTCCAGATATTATCTTGACTTTAGATCCTCTAGGTAGAATTGTTTCCATTTCTTCCGTTTGAAACTCTTCGCCTTCTCCTGCGTTAACGTTACTGAAACCGCTAACATGTATAGCGTTTTGTCCTTTCGAAACTTCAATCTGCAAAATTACGGAATCTTCATTCTGTTCAGTAAACAATTCAATTGCCGTGTTGTAATCTAAAGTTGTGGAAACATAACCTTTAAAGATATAATCTTTACCTGGCACAAATTTATCTGAGGTATATCTTTGAGAAAGTCCAGTATATACCGTATAGTTCATAGGCGCTTGAGAATTAGAAAAGGCAGAATCCATACCTTCGATGACACCATTAATGTAATCAGCATCTTCTTGAGTTGCGTCATCGTCAAGACCTTTGTAAAGATATCTGTTTACTGGTCCAAATCCTTCATTTGTATATTCCTGAAACGCTGCCATTTCCTTTTCATCAAACATAGAAGCGGGAAACGCTTTTGTTAGAATCTTGTTTGTTTTGATTGCTTCTTTCATTTTACGATTAGCAATCTTTTCATCTTCCACGAAACGTTTAGTTAATATTCTATTATGTTCGTCGGCTTGCGCCACTAAAGTTTTTGATTTATTTGTTCCTGTAGACGGCATTTCATGTGCTTTTTGATACATTCCTTGCACATCTTCTTGTGTCTTATATGGAACAAGTCTGTCGTTATGAACAATATAAGCAACTTCTCCCTTGCTATTTGCATAACGACCAAAGCCCATATAAGACAAGCCAAGTCTTCTGGCTTCCATCGAAGCGGCTGTCTTAGGTTCTGACTTAACCTCTGCGGCTAAACTTTCTTCTAAGTATTCGTTAAATCTCTTCAACGGGCTGGCTCCAAAGTATCATTGACAAATCTACGACGATTGCGCTCACGGTCGGCATCCATTCCCATATCTAATGGATCCATTTCATCTTTACCTGTGCCATCCTGAACTGGTTGCTGCTCTGGCGGTACACCCTGCTGGGCCATATATTGTTGCATCATTCCCTCTTGTGGAGTTGGCGGAACAATATTTGGAGTAGGTGTGAGTGCTTGTGTAGATAATGGATTGCCTTGGTCATCCGTTTGAATTGGATTACCCTGTTCGTCAGTAGGTGTTGCTGCCGCTTGTTCTTCTTCTATCTGATTTTGAATTTATTCAATATCTTCGTCATCCA